CTTTCTCTCCATTTATCTAATCCAGCTTTCTTTTCTGGAGATTGAGTAGCAGATAATATAGTTGTAACACTTGGTATTTTTTTGTTACCTACATTATAGGTCCGTGAGCCGTCCTCCTCTTGTCTTGTATATTTTTTATATTGGTATTTCTTTTCGATTTTTAAATCGGTAATTTGAAATTTGTTATTATCTTTGATTAGACGCACATGGTCTTTTAGAATACTTTGAATAGAAGAGCAACTATTATTCCAATCATTGATGTCATTAAAAAAGCAGTAGAAGATATAAGAATCTTTTCAATTCTATGAACATCTGTATGCAAATCTTTAATTTGTTTATTAGTCTGTTCTTGCATGATTCTGCACAACTTTTCATGATCATCAATTCTTTGATGAGCTAGATTATCTTTAGAAGTTTTTCTTGGCACTTACTATTCCTCCCTTATTAAAAAGGTTAAGGGCTTGTGCTAATTCAGGATTAGACGCTGTAGTAGAACCTGTAGTTGAACCCCCTTGATTTATAATAGGAAAGTTAGTTGGTTGTACATCTGGTAGTGGAACTGCTCTTTGACTTTTTTGTTCTTCAATAGCATCTAAATAACTTTGTATACCATCTTTGACTTCTGCCGCTTCGGCTTCTGGAATTACCCCCAAAGTAACTAATCTTCCAAGCATTTGATTGTAAACAGATTGCATTCTTTTTGGCGTGTTAGCTTTTTCAATTAATGGTTTAACCGAACTCTTGAATGCTAATTCTTGAAACTTAGGATCTAACATTACTTTACCAACATATTTAGGTGCAATAATTACTCCTAATGCAGGTATAATACCACCAACTGCTGCGGCTCCACCAACTGCAACATTGGCTGGTGAAAGTAAACCACCACCATATTGTAACAACTGTCCAGCAGCACCAGCTTGTTTTAACTGAATTAATACACCACCTGGTATACCACTTATATCTGATATTCTTCCTTGAGCAAAACCAAGAGTTGTTTTTAATTTTTCAAGTTTAATAATATCCTCTTTGTTTTTAAATAATAATTCTAAAGTTTCTCTGTTGTTATCTAAAGCTGTTGTAAATTTTCTTATATTATAAAACCCACCAAACTGTACATCTTCTGTAAAAGATTTAGCTAACATGTTTTGTAGATAATGACCTCTTAAAGATTCTTTAAGAGTACCAGCTTCTTTTTTTGTTATTGCATCTCCAATAGCTTCTTTGAATGCTGGATTCTTAGTTAATTGAGGAAGTGCTTCAATATCACTTAAAACTCTTCTAAGTAAATCTGTTTTTTCTCCATCAGTAATTCTTGAAAATACTGTTCCTAAATCTGCAGTTTTATTTGCAGCCTTAGCTAAGATTGCAACAGTTGTACCTCTTGAAAATACATCCATACCTTGTTCGTAAAAAGCTTTTGCTTCTTCTAAAGCTTCTGCTGCTTTTGGATTTAAACCAGACTTTCTTAAAAATTCTGGAGATAACATACCATCCATAGTCTTAGTTAAATTTTGTAAATCATTAAGATCATCTAACGGAACTCTTTGTGCTTTTAATATTTGTCTTCCTGCAGCTAAGTCAGATCTTATTTTAGATAGTTGCTTATAAGATACTAAACCGTTATTCAAAGAAGGATCTGCAAGTTTATTTAAATCAGCAGCTAAGTCATCTACATAAGGTTTAATTGGATTTAATCTTCCAGAACCTAATCCTTCACTAATATTTTTTTGTAAAGTAGCTACTGTTTCACTTAAACTATTTTGTGTACCAACCTTTTGAAAAATACTTAAAGTAGGCTGTACTTTTGCTGCACCTAAAAGATCATCTACTTTTTGATACATTGAGTTAGATGCAGTTTTAAATAATTGATTTGAATTATTAAACATATTAAGAAACATTGTACCTACTTCAGATTTGTTTCTTGCCAAACTACCTTGTGTTAATTCTTGTACCGTGTCGTAAGCTACCCTATCTCCTATATCTTTTAGTGCTCTATATCTTGCACCAAATCCTGCTCCTCCTAAAAGAGACTTTGATATAATTGTTTCTGCAATATTTATTCCTTGGTTATTAGTTTTAAAAGCTGGAGTTAAACCTTTTTGAGCTTCTATTGCAGATCTTCTTAAAGTTTCAAATTCATCAGGATTAATTTTTCTTGCCTTCATATATTTTTTAATTATTTCATCATCAGGAGTCATACCCTTAATTGCTTTTGCTTGATCTGCAGGACTTAACTTCATAAGAGTTTCAGCAGTTTCTTTGCCATATAAAATTTCATATGATTTATTTTTTAAACCTTGTTCTGCTATTTCAGCCCCTTGTAAAACTTCTGCAAACTGTCTTGGTTTACCTAATATCTTTCCAATGATTGGAGCAGCTTTAATTGCTAGTGGTGCACCTACGGCTTCCCCTAAAGCACCTTCTCCTGCTGCTCTTGCAATTTCTTTTACGACATCTTCTTTAGGATCAAATGTTTGTGATACTGCAGCTCCAGCTCCACCCCCTGCTGCCGATCCTGCAGAAGCTTTCGCTAATGCTCTTAAAAAAGGCATACTTCTCATACCAACATTTCTTACTATACCAGGTAAAGTAAATCCACCAGTTGCGATTGATCCAATAATTGAACCTCCAACCTCAGTTAGAATTCTACCAAAGCTAGGACTATCTGAATATTCTTGTGCTTCTCGATCACCAATTGCGTTTCCAACACTTTCTACATTTAAAGTAGTAAGTGCTTTTTTAATATCAGTTGCTTCCTGATCTGTAGGAGCATCTCCTTGTATTTCAACAACACCTAATCCTTTAACATTTATTTTACCCATTATTCCACCAATACTAAGTTATCGCCAGTAAAATCATACATATCGTATTTTGCATCGTATGATAATTCTTCAACATTAACATTAATTCCTAATTTTTGAAAAGCTTCAGCATAACTTTCTAAATTACCTGGATCAGTCACAGTGCCATCAGAACCTAATCTGTTATCTATTTCTGTAAGTTTTTCTTTCATAATAGTTATCTTTGCTCTAATGTTATCATCATTGTCTGTTATAGTTGGTAGAAGTGCATTGAAACTTGCTTCCTCTAAAGGACCTACTTGTGCACCCCTTAAAGCTTTAATCGCACTCTTTTTAAATTCTTCAAGTGTAACATTAAATCTTGCTGCCTTATAATCTAAGTTTAAAGCTGCTTTAGCTTTTGCATATCTTCCAGCTATTGGTCCAGTATCTATTTGACTAGACATTCTTAAAATTTTATCTGCTTGTTTCAGTGTAGCTGTTCTATTTGCAGCTTTATCTCTTTCTCCTGCAGTAGGTTTATCAGCGATACCAGTTACAGTCCCTCCTTCTGTATTTACAATAAGTCTATCTGCTCTGTTATAACCAAGTTCTTCTTTTTCTGCTGCAGTCGCAGCTCTTATTTGTTTTTTATTACTTGCCTTTGCTTCTGCTTCTGCAAGTGAAATCATAGTTGCTGGTAATTTTCCAACACCTTCTCCTAAAGCTCTAAACACACCTGGTAATGCACTTTCACCTCCTCTTTGAGTAGAAGCTAATAAAGGAGCAGCTAGGGTAGCTGCATAAATTGCTTTTTCTTGTGATGATAAACCACCAGTATTAAATTTTTGTATGTTAGCTATACCACCAGAATTAAACTGTTTTGGTTTTACATATTTAAAATATCTATCTTTAAATAATTTTCTAGTTAATACTTTATCCATAACTATCTCGGTTGCATCATGTTGTAAGCAGAGTAGGCACCAAGTCCAGCACCTAATGCTTGTCCAACTGGATTAGAACCAGGAGCCGTGGTCGATGTAAGTGTGCTCTGTGTTGTTGGTAAATTTGTCATGATACCTTTTAAGAATTCTATTCTTTGATAAGGCTCATAAGCTCTTTGTAATGTTGTTTGTCTTTGAGCATCTAATGCTTGTTGACCAATTCCTCTTTGAACACTACCTGCCTGCATTTGAGCTTGGATATCTGCAAGAGACATTGCTTGTTGTTGAGCACCTAATTGACCTAATGCTTGACCACTAGCTAATTGTTGTGCTCTTTGAGTTTGTGCTGCACCTAATGCAGTTTGAAAACCTTGTGCTTGTGCTTGACCAATGTTAGCAAGTCTTGCTCTTTCTATTTCGGCAGATTGAATACCTTGTCTTCCACCACCAAATGCACCTGCACTAACAGCTTGTGCTGCAGCTTGATTTTGTGCCATGCCTGCTTGTCTAGTTATTTCATCAGTAACATATGATTGATATGGATTAAAAAATTGTGAAATATTTGGAGCTGCTTGTGCATTTTGTAAAGCAGTTATACCTTGGCCAACTGTGCTTCCACCTACACCAGTTTGACCAGCTTGAGTAATACCCGCTTGTTCGATTGCTGAAATAGGAGCAACTTGTACACCAGGTAATGTAACTGGAGACGTTGCTAATTTAGCTGCTTGATCATAAAGGGTAAGCTTTCTAGCCTCAACTCCTGGAGCTTCTCTTTGTGTTATCATTTGATTTCCTGAACCAGCAGGAGGAGCACTATTTCCACCCCCACCAAATATAAAACTCATTATTTTATCTCCTTTGTATATAAATATCTTTTAACATCCCAACCTTTTGTTTTTAAAAAAGGTTGCCAACCTGGTCTTGCATGTACTGCAATTCTTTTACAACCAGCTGATTTAGCAAGTCCCTCTATTGTATTAGCAAGATCGTCTTGCCACAATTCTCTTTTTTCACCTTTAAGTAAAATTACTTCACATTGATTAAAGTTAGGAAGAACCATGATTCGTGTAACACAGACACCAAATACTTTGTATTGTACTCCATCATCAGATCCAAACATTACAAATAATTGCATTGCTCCTTCTTTAATTAATTTTTTAAGATCAGTAATACTCATAGGTTCTCCATCATATTTTAAACCCTCTCTCAACATAAAGTCTACTAAGCTCCAATACTCATTGAGTAATTTTGGAAATATCTCAAGTACCTCTACTTGTTTTTTTATTTTAGTTTTGTTTACTTGCATCGATTAAATCGTAAATTCTTTTAAATTTTTTTTGTTGATCATAAAAAAAACTAGCCCCAGCTTTTCTCATACTTTTAAAATCTTTTGGATTTCCTCCAGATAAAATACCAGCTCCTAATACTGCATCAGCTCTAGATACAAACTCACCATCTGCTAATTGAGCCAACATAGTATCTTCATCTTTATCGCCATTACCAGCTCCATCTTCTACATAACCTTCAGCTCTTACATAATTGTTCACATCGTTTTCGTCATGATCTGATTTAGAAGGTAGATAATTTACACCACCTCTATTATAGTTAGGTATTGCTGTTGCAAGTCCACCTTGGTTTGCATAAAACATATTTGATCCATAAGTTTCTGCTAGTGTAGGTTGTGCGTTTTCAACTGGCTCAAATGCTCCTTCTAATTTTTGTGATTGTTCAAGATAAGCTTTTTTATAATCTTCTTCTGTAAAAGCTGGTTTACCAGTAGGGGCTTCATCTCCTCCTAAAAAAGGTAGAACTGCACTAGCACCTAAAACTTTTCCAGTTGTAGACATTCCTTTAAATCCTGAACCTGACTGCTTCATGTATGCTTTAATTGAACTATCTGTGACTGCTGTACCTTCTTTTTGAAGAGCCTTAACTGCTTGATCTCTTCCAACATCTGATTTACCAATTAAACTTTTAATACCGCTTCCTGCAAAAGTATTTCCAAATTGAGCTCCTAAAGTTGAACCAGCAATTGGATTTGCAGCCGCTTGACCAAATGCTTGTGGTGCGAAAGCACCCATGTTAGGTCCCATTGTAGAACCAACACCTGCCATACCTAATAGTTGTGTACCACCACCAACAATGGCAGCATCTCTTAATGCTCTTTTTGTAGATTTACCTCTAAGTTTTTGTACGCCAAAAGTGGCTAATGCTAATGTAAATGGATCCATAATCTATTTTCCTAATTATAGCATACATTATACCTTTTTAGTCTTTGGTTATCAACTCATCAGCAAAACGGCCTTCATAAGTATGTTCTCCTATATGAACTATTCCAGCTTCGACATAAGCATAACATTTACCACCAATATCTTTCCATAATTTGCAAAAACTAAAATCTTCTCCTAAATAAGTTTTTGTTTCTGGATCATGTAGACAATCAAAGAAGTTCCACATATGAGGCCTATCCACATACTTACCATTTATAACAGTTTTTTGAACTATCCCTTTATCAGGGTACTCCTTAATCATTTTATCAAATACTGATCTTTTAATTAACATACATCCAGTTGGGCTATGAGTAACTTCCATTACACCATTATCTAAAGTAATACTATTAGGATCTTCTACTTTCATAGGATAAGTATTTAGATATTTTTTAATATCTTCTGGTTTTTTAACTTTACCTTTTTGAATTTTATCAAACAATTTATCCCACATCATAGTCTTAAGAGGATAAGGTATAGATATTATTTCTTTATCCTTTTCTATCATTTTAAAAATAGATGGGGTATGAAAATATATATCTGAGTCTATAAATAACATATGGGTATGTTTACTTTCTAAAAAACTAGATACACAAAGATTTCTTCCTTGGGTTACTAATGAAGATTTTATTAAACAGAATTGAGTTTCAATACCAGCATCTAAAGCATATTTCTGTAGTTCTAATAATGCTTGAGCATAATGAATTGAACAATCGCTATGGACTGGGGTTGCTATAAATAATGAATAGGGAGCCTTTTTCTTTTTTTCCTTTTTTTCTTTTTTCCACAAAGGGACTATAGCTTTATCATAAGGATTACTTTCAGTTTTAATTTCAGTCAATGTTTGATATGTATCCTCATTAACAAATTTATTATTTTCTTTCATTTAAAGCACCTTTCAAAAAACTTGTCCATTCTTGTCCTTTCTTGTTCCAATTGTAAAACCTTTTATAAAATTTTTGTTGTTCATCTAGATGGTCTTGGATAAAATCTTCATGTAAATAATTAGCTGCAGTATTTATAGCTGATGCAGTATCAATAGCCATTTGTTCATAATCTGAAGAATAATTTACATACACTGGCCACTCAGCACATGTTTCATATAACGCACCAAAGTTATTTGTAATTACATGAACACCAGCTGTTAAAGCTTCTAATGCTGATACACAAGATGTTTCTTCAAATATACTTGGATAAACAAACATATCATAATTAGGCATTTGTTCTATAATATGTTCATTAGGTTTAAAACCTATGTAATTTACATTTGGTAATTCCTTAGCCTGCTCGTATAAAGGCATAAAATCTTTTTCGTGTGCTTTACTAAATTCATCTCCATAGACTTGAGAGGATGAGTAGACATCTAATATAATATTAGGGTTTTTTATTTCTTGCATAGCACGTAACAAAACATTTAATCCTCTCCAAGGAGTGCAATGATGTATAAGTTTTATAGGATCACCTTTTTTATAAACTTTTCTTTTTGGAAAATTATCACTACCATTTTTTATAACTATAGATTTCTCTGTAGGTATATCAAAAAAATATCTAAATTTTTCATAGTTCCAATGACTATTAAAAATATACCAATCGTATTCTTTATGTCTTTCTTTATTCTTAAAAAATTCTTGAAGATTAGGTTGATCATAAGAATTCTTTTGCCAAAGTATATTAAGTTTTTTTGGGTCTAATGGAACTTTACCCGGTATGGATGTACAGATTTGTACTTGATCTAATAACTCTTTTGAAACATGCTTATACAGCATCTCCATTTGTAATTCAGTAGCACCTCTAGGCTTCATTATTTTTTTGTTGCAGCAGCTATTGAAACCTTTGTAACTTTTATCTCAAGATCTTGTCTAAAATCATCGACAGTTGTATCTGTATTTGGATCAGCTACATCTGCATCAAATTCAGCTTTGCTAACATAAACTTTTCCACTTCTTTTATGTTTAACAATTTCTTTTGCTACTGCTGGTATTTTAGGTAAATCAGTCATAACTTTTTATAATACTTTTAAAGTTATTTGTCTAGCCTTTTCCTTGGCCTTTGTATCTTCGATTACGCTTTTGACGTTTCTCATTTTTATTTAATGATTTTTTATGTTTGCGTGGACCTCTTTTTTTAGGCTTATCTCGAACTGCAAAGTCTTTAAATTTTCTAGCCATTTTCTTGTGATCTATCTATCAGTGCGTAACTTATTGCACCTTGGATTGCATTGCTTCCTGTGGCTGCCTGTACTGTTATTGCATCACCTGCTTCTAAATTAAAACCTTGTGGTGTTGCATTAACTTGTGATTTAGCAGCTACATCATCTCTAAAAAATTCATACTCAGTGCTTGAATCAGATGAATCAACAAAATTCATGTTTACTAAAATAGCTGATGATGCATCATTGTTTGCACAATAAATACTTTTAACTATAACAGTTGCATCACTAGGGCATGTAAACACTGTAGTTTTACCTGTACTAGCTTGTTTATAACCTTGGTTTTTATATCTAATTGTCATGATAGAAAGTAATTAAAAGTATCTTGTTCATTTTTTATTTCTTGTTGATAAGAAGTGTTTAATTTATCTTTTAGAGTTTGTAAAGATTGAGCAACTTGTCTTTGGTTATCTTCAGTATAAACTGGTGTTGGTTCAGGAATAATTATATCTACTCTTGCCATTATCTCATTCCATCAGGTTGCACATCAGCTCTAAAAGTTCCATATCTCCAATTTTGGTCTGTAGAAGTATTGGCAACTTTAATACTTGCAAATCTTGATCTTGCTCTAGTGTCTACTTTATCAGTTGTGCTATTTACTGTAAAAGGTCCGAGAGGCGAGGATGTTGCAGTATCAGACGGAAATTTTCTAAGGTTAATAGTTATTTCTGCATTACCAGTAATTAATTTAAAATCAGGAATAAATCTTCTAAGACTCATGAAAAATTGACCGTCTCCTCCTGCTGATAAATCAAAATCACCAGATTGAATAAAAGCTGGTATTGCTGTTTTATTACCAACTGAATCTACTTCGTTATTACCAACTTCATGAGCATAATAAGTTGATGCTCCGTTTGCATTTGTCACTCCTTGAATAGTAGGAAATGTTGGTGTATCAGACGCACCATATTCAGTTGCATATGGATTGTCATATAGTGTTGCATCAAACCAAGAAGTCCTTGATAATGAACCAGTCGTCCAAGTTTGTTCTGTGTAGTTATAAGTTACAACCCTGTCAATTGATGTTGATCCAGATTTAGGATAGAACCAACTTATCTCTTCATAAAGATGATTTAGTCCTGCATAAATTTGTTCTCCATTACTATAACTAATTCCTAAATTATCTCCTTTGTCTGTAAATACAAAATCTTCAACTAAACATGGAACTGATTTAACTGTACCATCGTATACAAAAAATCCTCCAGCTTGACCCATCCACCAAACAGCTCCGTTTACATATTTAATAGAGTGTTGACCAATAGCTCCACAATTACTTCCTACTTGTCTAATTGAAAATGTAAATGGAGGACCAACAAACTGCATTACATAAGCTGATGTGTCAGTTACAATTAAAATATAATCTTTACCTCTTACGGCTCCTACTATTTTTGTTCCTGAATCTATTCTAAATGTACCAGCAGTATTAACTGAAGTTGGAGCATAACTAGATATGTCTTCTTGATCTGAAAATCTTATAAACATTTTATCTTGAGTTTTTGAATCTCCGACTGTAGTTTCTGTTCCAAGTATAACTAAATGTCTATCTCTTTCTGAAACAATTGACATAACTGATTTTGTTGGTGCACCACTTACAACTGTTGCTCTAGTAGTTAAAG